CATTGGTGGCAGAGAATATTATCGGAACAAAAAAGGCTTATGCATTGATGCGCCATGCTGTGGTTGTTGCACTGGGTAAATTCTAGGGTTTAGGGTATTGTCTACAGTACCCTAGCACCTAGGCATTTTCCTAGGCTTTTATAGGTGTGAATAATGGAAAAAATCGATCAAATTATTGTAGCGGTAAGCCTAACGGGCTTTGCGTGTTTAATGCTAATCATTGGACTATGGGGTTAATTATGGAAGATCATAAAGTTTATCTATCCTATAGTACTGATAGGCGCTGGGTTTTAATTAATCAGGGATCACCCTTATGCGACTATAAACAAAATCTTAAAGATGTCATGCAAGTAGTTGATTTTTATAAAATCAAGTTACCCCATGTATTCTATGATGCCGATGTAGGCCAGTGGTCGGACATGAAAAACGCAAAGGATTAATAATGATCTATGCGACCATAGCCTTATTACTAAAAATTATATTAAGGAAGTAACTTATAACCACCTTCGGGTGGTTTTTTATTGCCTATCAAGTTAGTGAGTACTTTTCAATTTTAGGCTTTTATAGGCATTATTTTAGTTTCCTATACCTAGGCATAGGCAAAGCATAAAAAATCGATTCTAGGCACTTTTAAAGCCTTTTAATCGATATCATTATCTGCCAACAAGCATAGCCCGATATGATTGATGTCAAAATCAGGCCTTAAGCCTAGATTGTAAAAGTGACTAGCCCATTGTAGGGCTACCCTAGCGCCTACTTGATCCCTGCCATCACCCAGCGTTTTAAGGATCAACATTTCGTCACTGGTTAATGTCAAATAAATGTTATTCGGGTACTTTTTGTAGGCCATATAGGGTGTGCCTTAGATATTCTGCAATCAACAGGGCTTCCGCTTTGTTTATGTCTTTTTTGCGCTTTAACTTGGACTCAGGCCATAGGTATCGTGCCATGTCCAACGATTCCCCTTTATCGGCTGTTAGGTGGAAATGCTTTTTCCAGCGTTGTGGGGTGACAAGATGGACAGGGTATCGGGTTAACTCGCAAACCGCACTGATAACCCCTACTGCCCGACCAAATGTGAAAGTGCTGGAAACACCTTGGTTTGGCATAGAGTGAACCTGTTCCATGCAAATCTCTGCGCCTTCTTTGGGGTCAACAATGGATAGGATTCGACTCTTGAATACAAGGGCTAGTATGTGCTTGTCCTTGTGCTCAATATCGAATGATTCTAGGTAATTACCCTCATGGTCAACTGCGCCTAGTGCGCCTGAGACTGCGCCCGGGTCGATTCCTATATAAATCATATAGTTAGTCTCCGCAGAAACAGGCTATTGTTTCTTCTGTAGCGTCAAACATATCTATTTGATCTTTGCCAAATTGTTTCATTGCCGCATAAGTTGGGCGGTCTTTTGAAAATCTGCCGCCAATGATTTCCTCTTGTTTTGCCCACCAAGTAGCCCTGTTTGGTTCATGTTGGATGATGGACATTAGCTGATGTGCGCCCTTCATAAAGCACAAATCGCAGTTTCCAAGAGGGGTAATTTTGTCAACAAATTGGAGTTCAAGGTCAAAATCATTTGATTTCCAAAACTGCTGGACATCGGATTGTGTGACCCCTGCCAATGCTAAAGGCGCATGAACTGTTTCCCTGAGTTTTCCAACTCGCTTAGGTTCATCTGCCCGAATCCCTGCCAATGTCTGAAATTCCTCAAACCCTTTAGATTTCATGAAACGAGTAATTGGGTTAATTTTTAGTTCTGTTGTACAAAATCGCATAACTGAGTTGGGCAAAAATGATTTTTGTTTAATCAATTCAGCAAAGGGCTCACCATCTCTGGATGCGGTTTCGTAAGTGACTTCTACGAATTTATCGGTATTTCTTGTGAATTCAAGCCAATGGATAGGGATATTCCACCGATTTTGGCATTCGTTGACAAATTTTAAAGTTGATTCGTGTTCTTTCCCTGTGTTGCAAAAAATGACAAAGGTGTCATTTGGTAGGCTCATTTGGTGAGCTTCTAAGACCCTGTAAAGCATATAAGCTGATGTCCTGCCACCAGAAAAACTGATGCAAGTAGGTTCATTTATCAGAAATGGATTCATTTTGTTCTTTCATTATTTTGGTCAATTCCTGACTGATTCCCTTGAAAATCCCCAATGGATGCTGTTCCAGTTCCTGTGCTCTGTGCCATGCCTGTGCTTTCCATCCATTCGTTGATGCCATCTTGACTAAATGGTCTAGGGTGGATTGGTAAAGGTCGTACCGCATCCCCTGTTGCCCACAATGCTTCTGTGATTCGTTTGATAGATGGGTAGTGGTTTCCATCTTTCACGCTGTCCAAGAGTTCATTGGCTTCTTCTTTTGTCATGCTGTTTTTCCTAAAACTGCCCTGATTTTGGCTAAAACCTCTGGATTTGGTGGTGCAGTCTTCAATCTATCCTCATCGAGTTTGACAAGGGCAGGGTCACGCTGTGAGCTTGAAGGCACTGTTACCCTTGCAATGTCCACAGGCTTGTAAGACTGTTTCTGATTACGAACCCAATTCCTCCATGTGGCTTGCCAATCCAGTTTTGTTGCGCCTGAACCAGCTTTTGCACTCCAGTAGTCTCGAAACTGCTCACCCACACTCCGCAAATCCAAATCAGGTCTTTCCTGTCTTGCCCAATCTGCCCATTCTTTTGGTAAAACCCAATCAGCAGAAAGGCGTGAGCCTTTTGTTCTTTGTTTTGCCTCTGTCTCTTTCTCTCTCTCTGTCTCTGTCTCTGTCTCTGTCTCTAGACTATCACTTTGATATCGTTCTGATATCACGCTGATATCATCTTGCTCCAGCCAATGAGACAGCTTGTTTAAGCAATCATTAGTTTGCTTTTCTGACATTCTTAGCCTAAAAGCTAGGGTTTTCACTGGTGGTAGTCTGCCATCGTCTTCACTGGCAATCAACCAACACATGACAAGCACTTTGCTTGCTGTTGCATCTAGTTCGTGCCAATCAAGGTCATCAAGAATGTCCCTGTAGAGTTTGACCCAAGGTGGTTTGCGGTCTTTGAAGTGCTGAAACTTCTTCCAATTTCTGATTTGCATAATTTGCCCAAAAAAAAAGGGCTACACCTGAAGTCTCACCCTTTCGGATGTTGGCGGACTGGCGTAGTTCCAGCAGACTTCATGTGTAACCCTACTACGATAATGCCGCCAAGCATTTCGTTAAATCATACATCAATAGCAGTTAGTGTTGCAATTGTTGCCGAAACAGCAAGTTTGACAAGTCACATACCGACCATTTGCTGTGTATGTGTGTGTCGTACAAGCCGCCCACAATGTGAGGCTGGAAACTGCTAAGTATGCGCCAATAATGACTTTTTTCATGTTTTCTCCTGTTGTTGACTCTTTCGATTCTCCATCGAATTCTTGAGTATGTTTCTCAACCACACAGAACCGCCAAGTTTGCGAAACTCCAACCATTGGTCAAAAGTAACTCTTGTGGCGATTTTGAGTGGGCTTCCTGTGATTTCCGATTTGTGTCTAGCCATGTGAGAAAAGTAACAGTGTGGTTAATGTTTGACAATAAGGGTATATCCTAATGTCAGACAGAATATATTGTGTCGTACATTATCAATTCCTAATTTTGAAAGGCGTTTATGGAATTCGATGTTTGTTTAGATGAATTGAGAGACTTACAGCTTCCAGAGGCTGAATGGAATTTAAGGGTCAAATGGTCTTATGACCCAGACTACAGCCCGAAAGAGGGGCTTTACCAAAAATACGAGTTTGAACTACAAAAGTTTGTTGGTGACAAGTGGGTTGATATCACTGACGAACTCTCCAGCTTTGACTTTGCCAAAATTGTGCGCTTGATTGAGGAGAATGACAATGATGACATTCTCTGAAATGTTTGGTCGTGTGGCACTTGTTCTTGCCATGCTATTGCTTGTTGAGCAAGTCTTGATGCCATCAGCTAAGGCAGAGACTGTTCAGGTGGTCAGCAAGAAGAAAAGCCTGTTAAAGGCGTGTGTAAGGCTTCAAAAACGAAAGGCAAAAAACTATGCAACAGTCTGTGAAAAAAGAGGAATCCATGCTTGAACCTAAAACGCAACAACAGGTATATGACGAATTGAGAAATGATGTCATCGAAGAAGTTGCGAGAGAAATAGAAAAGATGTCTATGTTTGAGAAAGATACGATTTCATCGTTTGCAATTTACATAAGGTGGATGAAGAAATGACTCAAGATGAAATTATTGAGATGGCTAGACAAGTTGGAATGTATGGGCTTGTTGAAGGCGGTTTAATTCAGGAATTTGAATCCTTTGCCAAACTGGTAGCCGCTAAAGAGCGTGAACGATGCTGTGCCATTGTTTTTAGCCAGTGTGAAAGTGACAATGTGGCGCAAAGAACTGTTGATGCGATAAGGGGACAACAATGACACCTTTAATCAAAGAAATGGTCAAAATGGTTTCTGTTGCCAATTTAGACCCAACACAGATGCAATGGTTTGATGTAACGGGCGCAATCAAAACGCACATAGGCGCAGAACCCAAGCGTTACCTATTGCATCCAGCGCCCTATAAAAACATGATGTTGTGTGGTCGTACGGCGCAAGGTGATTTCATGTTGTCTGTATTAACTGAACCTGCCGCAACCATTGTCACGGGGTGGATATTGAAGCCGACTGGATACAAGGTGCTTGGTTCATTTTTGTTTGCTGAACATAACGGCGAGCCAAAAGTTGGCCCTGTTGATAAACCCATAGACCCTCAAGACCAGCGCATGATGATTGGACTTGTGGCTATGTTTTACGCCTCGCTGGATACCAAGTTGGAAGCATATGTACCAACAGCAAAAGACACATTTACAAATCGCCGCAAGATAAAAGAGGGAAAGTTGCCCATATACGACTGGCACACAGTTGTTATCGAGCCACCAAAACCAAAACAAGAACATCAAGGTGGTACACACGCAAGCCCACGCAGACACCAAGTAAGGGGTCATTGGCGCACCTATAAATCAGGCAAGCGTGGATGGGTAAACGAGTGTTGGAAAGGTGATGCAAGCAAAGGGACTGTGTACAAAGATTATTTGATAGGGGACAACAATGATTGAAGCACAACAAGTTGTATCGCCTTTGGCGGCAATGAAACAAGTGCTTGAGGCGTGGCAAACGTCTGTCTATGGCAGTGACAAACACCACAAGGCGATGTTGTTAGCAATGACCAAAATGAATCAAGCCATTGCAAATTTGGAAAGCCAAGAGCCTGTGGCGTGGATGTATGACTGGACAACAAGTGAAGGCGAGTTCTTACAAAACTGGACAACGAGCGAAGCCGAAACACTACGAGACACTGAGCCAACCATCATCACAAATGTGCGTCCGTTATACGCAACTCCACAACCTTGCCCAACGTGCGAAGCGTTAGCCCGTACTGTGATGATGGATCAAACTGGAAGAGATTTATGAGACCTGACTATTGCCCGATTGGTGGACAGCCTTGTCAATCTCTTTGCGACACGCCATGCACCACACCACAACAACGCAAACCGCTGACGGATGCGCAGATACTGGCGAATGAAACACTGCGTTATCACTTTGGCCTGAATGGTGGTGCTGGGCCTGTATCAAAAAAAGGCAGAGCAGTAATCGATGCAATCGAAGCCGCCCACGGCATTAAGGAGTAAGACATGAACATTTCAAAAATTGAAGAGGCAATGACATTGCTATATCAAACATTTATTGAAGATCAAGATGTGGCAACACAACGTGGAATAGCAATTACAGCCATGAATGAAATGGTTAGGTTGCTTGGGGGTGTTGATGTTGTTGCAAAAATTGAATCCGCTCCATATTCAGCAAGACTTAGAGCACAACATTTATTTGAAGATGAACCACCACAACGCACATGGGTAGGGCTGACAGGTGAAATGCTTTTGAAGGCGGCTCAATCAAGCCTAGCCCCAGAGCAATACGACCATTTTGAAGCTATGTCTAAGCACCAGCCTGACATATACGACCGACTTGCTTATGCAATAAGAGTTCAAGATGAATGACACAAAACTTGATGGATTTATGTACTCGTACATTGGGGCGGATGGCAAGGAACGAATACTTAGCGCATCATTTGGAACAACACGCACAAAGGCTAAACGGTACTTTAATGCGCAAAACAATCTTCAGCGGCTTCAACCAGTCAAACCCCATAAGCTATACGAGGTAAGCATTATTGTGCTTTCAGAAGCCAAACTAAAGCAAAAGAACGGCTTTGCCGAGGAGAAGAACACATGAGTTCAGTTTGGGACTACAAAGGCCAGCCATCAATCTGGACAAGAGATGCCGAACTGAAAATGATAAATGTTGGGAAAATGATTGGAGCTAAACGCAGAGAACAACTGAAAGCAAAAGAAGTTCAAGGACATCATCCATATCAAGCAAGGAAAAACAAGAAATGACACAAGATGAGATTCTTAAAGAGTTGCGTATCGTAATCGCTGAAAACCAGCAATTTACTACTTGGACAATATCAACACCGCATTTAGTGGAGTTGGTCAACAGGGCAGTAAAAGCAGAGCGTGAAGCCTGTGCATTGATATGTGAACGAATATATAAAAGAATGTGTCCAGAGGCACAAGAAAATGAAGTTGGGATAGAGGCTGAAACCATCAGAGCCAGAGGTAAAGCATGAAAACAGCATTTGATTACAAAGGTCAGTCATCGGTCTGGTTAACTGACACCAAGATGAAGCGGTTTAAACAGGGTGAGGCGTATGCCAAGCGCAAGCAAGACAAGCGAGGCATCCATGAGCAAAACCAAGTCTTTATCTACTCCAAAGCCCTGTCCAACAAAAAATGATTCAGCAAATCAGGACATTCTTCGGCAGACAAAGAGGGGAAAGCGGTAAGCGCAGAACTGAAGTAAAGATGGGAGTTGCTTGGATTTGCTTGAGTTGCGGCAAAGTGTTCACTAACAAAGCACTTGCAGACATTCATAAGTGCATTAGGGAAATTCCCTATATCAATTACGATAATGTCTGACAGAATACACACATTGATAGGTTTTTTAAGAGGAGTGAATGATGGATTTTGAGAAAGAAAAATGGATGGCACTGCAAGACCTGAATCCTTCAGATGTTGCAGATGCGATATGCGATAGTCAGGCTATCGTAGAAGCAATACAGTCAAACGCATGGGCTGATGTTGCAGACATGGTTCGATCAAGAGTCGAACTCAAAGCAGAGAGACTTGCACAAGTTGCCTGTGATCTTCCACTGACAAAATGGATTGACAGTGAAGAAGAACTCAATCTGTGGCGTTATTACCGAGCAGAATTGGCTCGTGAAGCTATCGCACAGAACAACACGAAATTACCTAAAATCAACCCTTACCAGCGAGGCCAGAAATGAAAACTAAGCTGAATTTAGAAAGAATCATTGAGGAGCATTCCAATGAATATTACTGTGCGTTCTGTATTAAACCTCGTGACCCAGCAATTCAATGTTGCAATGACTCGTTTTTTATCTTATTTCGAGATTTGGACACCCACACTCAGTTTGAAAGAGCGCACGAAATTGCGACAAAAGGCGGCTAAACGCATGAAAGACCAGCCTAAAACAATGAGGGTGGTTATGCCATCCAAACTCATCACTGACCCCACATTTGGGTATGTGAACTCAGCCCAGACCAATGTGTCTGAAACATGGAAAAAGCATTCAACAGGAGTGAAAAATGCTGGATTATTCAACAATCCTAATGCGGATAGAAAGAACGACAAAGAGTCTGGAGCAGAAATGCCTACACAAAAGATTCGAAGGGTTCAATAGCGATATTTCCCAAATCCACAGCGATCTAACGCTGTTGGCAATGTGGGCAGTCAATCAAGAGGCGATAGATATTTTTAACGATGCAATGGGAGTCAAGGAATGAATAGAGAACAGGTGTTAATAGCAGGTACTTTGCTTGAAAGAAAAGAGTCAATCAATAAGTTATTGTCAACAAATGTCAATAATCACACTGAGAAAAAAGGCAATTTGACATATCTTTCATGGGCGTGGGCATGGGCAGAAGCACTCAAAGCTGATGAAGATGCCACCTACAAAGTTGAAATGTTTGGCGACAAGTGTTACATGGACATAAACGGCACTGCAATGGTGTTTGTCACGGTCACAATGTTCCGCAAACCAGTGACTTGCCAGCTTCCAGTAATGGACTACAAAAACAAAGCAATCCTCAATCCTGACGCATTTGCAGTCAACACTGCCATCATGCGGTGCATGACTAAAGCACTGTCACTGCATGGTTTGGGTCTGTATATCTATGCTGGAGAAGACTTGCCTGAAGGCGAGGGTTCAGACATAGATGTCAACAGCATGATTGACCATTTGGCGGCTATTGAAGCGGCATCCACGATTGAGGAGTTGAAGAATGTTTACACAGTTGCTTATGGTGCTTGCGGTACTGATAAGGCTTGGCAAAAGAAAGTGATTGATGCTAAAGAAAAGCGTAAAGGAGCATTGAAATGAGTGAAGTTGAACAAGGTACACCAGAATGGTTTGCACAGCGTTGTGGAAAAGCTACTGCTTCTCGTATCTCTGACATTGTTGCCAAAACAAAGACAGGTTACAGCGCAAGCAGAGCAAACTACATGGCGCAGTTGGTAGTCGAGCGCATGACCAACCAAGTAGCAGAGTCTTACTCAAATGTAGCAATGGAATGGGGAACAGAAAACGAACCATTTGCCAGAGCCGCATATGAGGTTAAAACAGGCAATACAGTCGATCAGATAGGTGCTATTGACCATCCACGCATTGCCATGTCTGCCGCCTCTCCTGATGGGCTTATTGGTGATGATGGATGCTTAGAGATCAAGTGTCCACACACTTCTACCCATATTGCCACCCTCTTGGGAGAAGAACCAGTTAAGAAATATTACGACCAGATGCAGTGGCAAATGGCGTGTACAGGCAGGAAATGGTGCGATTTTGTGAGTTTCGACCCACGGATGCCATCGCACTTACAACTGTTTGTCAAAAGAATCGAGCGCAATGACTCTTACATTGCAGAACTCGAAAGTGAAGTTGTCCAGTTTCTCAGTGAAGTGGATGACAAGGTTAAAAAACTCAATGAAATCAAGGTGTAAATATGGAACAGCGTGACAATTCAGGTGTACTTTTCAAGAACGACAAGAAAGAAAAAGACAATCACCCAGACTACAAGGGCAACATTCGTGTTGATGGACAGGACTTCTGGCTGTCAGCATGGATTAAAGAGGGTAAGAACGGCAAGTTCATGGGACTAGCTGTCAGCCCCAAGGAAGACCAACCAAGCCACCCTCAAAGCAAGCCTAAAGCCAAAATTGAGGACATGGACGATCAAATTCCATTTTGATAGGAGAAACAAATGTACGAAAATTATCCAGAGAATCGAGCGCCAATTGGAACAGCTTTAAGGGCACACGAAGTTGACCGAAACCCAACAGTTGAGGAAAACATTGATGCCAAGATTGCTTACTTTGAATCTGAAATTGCTCGACTCAAGCAATCTAAAGAAGACCTTGCACCATTACTGAAGATGCGTATTCGAGATATTCAACAAGCAATGAATTATTAAATAAACACAATGGGGAAAGCGTAAGTGAGTACCCACTAACTTAATAGGAGTGAATGATGACTAGATTAGATGACATCCATTTTGGAGGTGAAGTGAAAAGATTTTTTGACTTGCCTATCTTCAATAGGGTCAGGAATTCAGACCCTATCACCAGTTACGAGTCAGCAGACTCAGCCAAAGACTTGGCATCCAAGCATTTCAGCATGATTGTGGACACTTTAAAGGCTCATGGTGCGCTTGGAAAGGATGGCATAGCCAGACTTAGCGGCTTAGACTCAAATCAGGTTGCAAGGCGTTTAAATGAGTTGTCCAAAATGGACTTGATTGAGTTGACAGGGCGTACAGTTAAGTCAAAATCAGGGCGCAACGAGAGAGAATGGGCGGTGAAAAATGTTAGCTAACATACTTAACATAATTCTGCTTATGGTGATAGGTGGAGCAGTCCTCATCCTTGGTATATGGGTCATACTCCACCTATTTGACGACTCAAGCCATTAAGACATCAATGGCGTGTTGAGTTCTGGCAACCCTGTCATCCAATCCATGTGTACCACCATTGATACGCTTTGTCAGGGTTGTCATGTCATTGGCATCAGCAAACTGGTTCAGCTTGTTCTTGTCCCAAAACCACCCTGCTGACAAGGCGGCATATTGTGGGGTAGATACCAAATCAGGTTCTTCCACCAAATCCACGCCTAAAGCCTCTCCACAAGCCCTGTAGTTGTCTTTTCCTGTCAACTGAATCAAACCCCTTCCACGATACTTAAATCCGTCTCCAGAGGCTTCATTTCCATTGCCCATGCGGTCAGCGTAGACCTTATTGGCAATCTTTTCAGGATTGCGATGGTAAGGTTGGGCAACATCCAAACTAGGGAAACGCTTAGGCCAAACCTTTGTCAAACCCTCTGCACTATAGTTCAGGTTTTCTTTGAGAGCAGTGAATCCACCGCTTTCGTGAGCGCATTGCCCCAAGAAACAAGCCTGTCTTTCAGGCGTTGAAATGTCGAACCGATCAAAAGTTTCATTGATTGCATCTATCCACTCCTCTGCCTTGATAGGCGTTATCTTTAATGCTTGGGCTAACTGTTCACTGTTCATTTGCTCTCCTTCTGGTTAATCATTTCTCTGACTTGGTTGTAGGTGGCGATACAGGCGTTGAGCTTTCTGGCTGTGAGGTCGGCTTCGTCTGCGATGGCGAGAATAGCTCTAGAAGTCTCTGGCTGAAGTTCGGCTGTTGGGGGGTCAGATCGCTCGGCAATGGGGGCATCTGAGGTGGCTGATAAGGTTGGGCAGGAGGGCGTTTTGACAGGAATCCGCAACTTGAGAGCACCAGAGTCAATGTCAGAATTCCGCTTTTGAATAACAATTTTTGCATTGCTGTTTGCCTTTACCAGTTCAGTTGCTTGATTTTGCACCGCTGTCACCAGTGCCTGTTCCTTTTGCCTAGCCTCTTGGTTAAGTCGGGCAATCTCCATTTGCTGTTTGGCAAACTCGTCTTGCCCACCCTTGTAATAACCACC